ACGTTATTACTTTCAGTAGCTACAGCCCAGCAAAATCAATCTAGTGAAAGAAATAACCTTAATAAACTTGTTACTATGGGTATGCGCGGCTTATGTGTTAGAAGTGAAGACCAAGGCGGCTCTATTGATAATTTCGGATTGTCACAAACAGTAATAAATAATTTAGAATGTACCGACTTAGACCACCCAACAGCCTTAAGGGCTAAAGATTTATCAGCAGGATTTACAGAGGCTTCAAAAGCAATTGAAATCAGTGGCGATAAAATACGAGGCTTACAAATAATTTCAGCAACTATACAAGGTAGAGACGATTGCTTAATGCACTTACATGACTGTATAGATTTGCAGTTTATAGCACCTTACTTTGAAAGCAAGACAGCAAGAAGTGTTATTGGTGGTGCTTTTGATGTACCATCAGGAAGCCTAGTTTTAGCAAGCCCTTTTGATTCAGCTAATGGGCAAGAAACAAACAAGCTTCAAATGATTAGTATGAGAAAATCATCTAACGTAGATTTTAGGCCGTACTGGTCTGATTCTGTTGGAAGTTCATCAAGGTTTGCTAGTGGAAGCTTTTCACCTAGGTCTTGTAATATAGATACGTTTAACAACCCTATTGATACGGGCGGCGATTACGTTATTAGACCAAGGTCAGACGGTGGAAACATTGAGATACAAGACAGACAAGGTAACACAGTAGTAACTGTTTTTGGGTCTTCGGGTAACATTGAAATATCAGGCGCGATAGCTCAGGAGTCCAGTAGTTCTGATTTAGACTTGAAATGCCAAGCCGGCAGGTCTGTAAAGATTGTCGGAGGTAATGATGATTTATTAACGGCTGTAGAATCTTCGGGCAATATAATCATAGAAAAAGGAAACTTGACCGCTTCTTTAGATGACAGCAAGGATGTTGGAACCTCTTCTATTGGATTTAGAAAAGGTTATTTTAACCAAGGCGTAGTAATAAAAAGCCCGAACGGAACAAGCTTCACATTACAGGTTGATGACTCAGGAAATATAACAGCAAGTTAACAATAGGAATTAATATGTCAATATTAGCTAAAGTAACAGATTTTGTAAGTGGTTCATTGTTTAAGGAGATTAAAGACGGTGTTATGTCTTACTTTCCTCCTGACATGAGCCCACAGCAAAAAGCAGAAGCTGAACTAAATATACAGCGTTTTCTAATGGAGAAGGAGGCTCAAGCAAATAAAGTATTGCAAGATTCTGCTACTCGATTAGATAAACGCATAGCTGACCAGGAGGGTACCGCAAGAGACTTAAAATCTATACCTATATTAGGTTCATTAGTTTTATTTGCTCGTGGTGCTCAACGTCCAGTGTGGGGCTTTGCTACTTTGTGGATTGATGCTAGATGGTTTTTCGAAGCTAACTTAAAATTCAATGAACAACAGCAAACAGCTTTGATAGTAATAAATGTATTGGTATTAGGTTTCTTGTTCGGTGAACGTGCTGTACAAAACCTAACACCAATGATAGTTCAAGTCTTTGGTAAATCTAAAAACTAACTATATACTGGAAGCCAATAGCCAAACTCCAGTTGTTCTGCATGGCGTTTGGCTCGTGCTGGCGTTTGCCTTGCCCAACGACTATCTAGCATTTCAGTAGTCGCACCATCAAAATCGTAAACTTCTAAAGCTTTAATCATTTTCTTGAATTTCTGGAATCCAAATAAGCCCATTTGATGAACCATACTGATTATTATAGCTTGACGTGCTTCGTTTAAATTTGTGAACCATATGTAGTCGTTTAGACAGTCTATGGACTCATTTAATAACGTTTTAAGCCATAAATCGCCAGCACCTTTTGGTAATTCAAACTTAGGTAATGGTGCATCTTTAGCAGCTAGTTTAAAACCATAACCGATAGTAGGATAACCTTCACTACAACGATACGGCTCACTTCTCCAGCCTTCTTCTACTTGAATTAGTTTAATTAGCTTTTCCATTATATCACCTTCTCTTTACGTAGATACGTAATCAGTTGTTCTAAGTCCCAGCAGACTAAAGCATAACCTTTACGATTTTTAATCTGCTGAATATTATATTCCTGTAACTTAGATGCTTTATTAGCACCGAACTTAACTTCAATAGCTAGGAATTCACCGTTTGGTGTACAAGCTATAATATCAGGAACGCCTTTCTTGTTTGACACAATAGTCTTTATACTATAAAAACCATTTTTAGTTAGCCAATCAAGAATCTTCTTTTGTACTTTTTGCTCGCTCATTTAGTCACCTATGTCTATTTTATCCCTCCAACCTAAAAATACAGCTGGACCACGTGGTACGCCTGCTTTAGTAATACCTTGATGCTTAAATCTCGCATACTTAGATTTATAGTTATCGCGGTTATTCCAAATTTCTTGACGCTGTTCTGCACTGAACCCAGTACCTATCTTGAACTCGTTACCATCGTACGAACAAACTAAAGCACCTAAAGTATTACCTGGAACTTTACCGTCTTGATGTTTAGAACGTACGTTATTACCCATCTCATTTACTGACTGTTCATTTTCATTATGATGTAATTCAGTAAAGCCTGTCACTATAGCTTCATCTGGGTCATAAGGCTTCATCTTCAAGCCCCACTCTTGATTCAAAGTACTACGGCCATGTTTATACGGTGCATCAGGGTCACGTAGTATTAAGCCTTCATATCCACCATTTCTAGATGTTTCATATAGCTTTTCAGCGTCGTCTGCATCTCCAATAAGTATATGATTAACAGCTTCAACAAAATCAATATCTGCACACATCTGCTTTAATACGTCTAGTCTGTAAGTAAAAGGTGCATTAGCTATTTCAACGTAATCAAAAGCTTTAAAAACAAAATCAGGTTTACCCTGTACAGACATAAAGGCAGATTGATTATTATCGTATACTTTACCTTTATCACCACGTAATACTAATTCACCATCAATACCATTAGGTATAGTAGCTAGTAGTTTTTGTACGTGTAAATTAGGGATTAACTTCAAGCTATTAGATAATACACCATCTGCACTTGTAACAGCACGAATGCCGTCAAATTTAATAGAAGCAAGTTTTGGCCACTTCTTCATATCTTTAGGGTTAATTAGTTTACTTGCTGGCTTCATCGGTTTAAACATTATAGTGTACTCCTGTCAAATGCACGGTCTACGAAATTTTTCTTATTAATACTTACGGTTTTATATACTTGTGAGCTAATTGCACCTTTAACTAGTAAGTAGTGGACGTCAATAGGGATTTTACGCTCTTTATTACATTGTCTTGCTCGACGTTGGGTGTGTCTTGCTGTTGAGAAGTCTTGTGAGTAGATAACAAGGTCTTTGTATTTGTGAAGGTCGACACCCTCCGCAAACGAAGTTGCCTGCAGTATTTTCGCTTTCTTAAAATGTTTTTCAAGTTTATCTTTCTCCGCTATGTAATTGTACATTATAACTAAAGATTCATTGTCGCCAAACGTCTCAAGTATAAAGTCGACTTTTTCAGTATTAGCTAAGATATGACGGTCGTTTTCTATTTTAATAGTACCGCCTTCTAGTTGATGTAAGCTTGTTCGTAACTTTGGACTAGTATCACATACAAGCATACCAACAGACAATTCAACAAGGTCATGCTGTATGAGTTCATTATAAACGGCTTTAGTGTTTTCAGTAAGTAAGACATCGTGCACATTATCCAACGGTTCATGCTCAAATCCTAATTCTTTTCTAGTTGCTGTTACAAACAAATGATTAACACAACCTAGTATCATATCAACATGTACTCGGTCGTACTGAGGAATAGCTATACCATTAATTTCTAAAGTATAAGGCTTACCATATATCTGGAACCAACGATAGAAGCTAGAATGCTTAGACCAAGGTGACCACGTTGACAATGCAAATTGATTGTACAATTGCTGCGGGCCTTGAGCATAAGGTGTAGCGCTGATGTAGATTAACGGAACTTTAGCTGTTAAAGTTTTCACTTCTTTCCATAACTTGCCAGGTTTAGGATAAGTAGATATATAGTTATGTGATTCATCTAACATAACTAAGTCAAACTTTTTAGTCTGCTTATGAGCTTGATGGTAATTAACAACAGTATACTTCTTATCATGTTTAAAAGCTTCAAGAGTACCAAACCAACCGTCTAAAGCTTTCTTCTTAGTGATAACAAGTACATTTTCTACATTAGACATTTCTGCAACTAATATAGCTGTTAAAGTCTTACCTGTACGCTCTTCACAGCAAAGATACACAATCATCTCTTCACGAAGAATGTCATAAGCACGTTCTGCTAAACTTACTTGATGGTCATAAGGTATCATTAGCATGCATCCGTAACTATGATTTTAAACTTAATAAAGAATACTTCAGCGTAAGCTTTAGACATCTTAGTTCTGCGTAGCCATTGGTCAACAGACGATGGGCTTGCACCTAACATTTGAGCCACTGCATACTTAGTTAGCTTTTTGTGCTTTATTACATGTGCTACTGCTTGTTTAGTTTTCATGATTCCAAACTCCTATCGAATCTAATAATGCTTCAACTTGTGCTTCTGACAAGTCTTCAATTCTTGGTATTGCTATGTAACCTTTATTATGGTAATGGTCACGATTAATATTTTTCTCAAGCTTTTCAAACTCTGAATAAACTACGTCTATTAAATCAGATACGTAGTATTTAGACAGAGTTTTAATCACTGAGCCCTTAGTAAACTGCTTGTTAGACTTACCGGCTACAACAACATGAATAGACCATCTGTAAGTTACGTTAACTAATGCATCTAATATATCTGCTGGTATAGTTTTGTAGACTTTGTTAGTTTTAAGGTTTATAAGACAGTTTTCACCATTTTCATGCCAAGCTACGCAGACATTACGAAGTGCAGCTCGGCAAGCTTTAAAATACCTTAGTTTTACGTCATGCTTTTTACGCATTACAGTCTAACCTCACTTGCATCAACACCTTCAAAATCACCTTCTTCGCTATCAAAGTCAGATAGTAATTCATCAATACGATGCTCTTGATTCACTTTAGATGCACTTAAATACTTACGAATTATTGTATCTTGTAAATCTTTAGGTGTGAAGGTTGTATCAATAAGCTCACGATTTTGTTTAAACCGCTCAGCCACATCTCCATCCAGTAATGGACACTCAAGCAGATTATCTGGATAATACTCACGTACTTCAGCAATAATAACTTTAGTTATTGATTTTTGTCTAGGTTTATCACCTTCAATCATAAAGTGATTATCTGGACTAAATACATTAGGTATACAATCACTAACATCGCCTTTAAGTATATGAGTTAATAAGTCATAGTCAGTATTTTCAAGAGTTAATAACTTATTGCGATTAGGACTAAACTGATGTACATCTTTGTGTCTAGTTTGCAATTGCAACATATCTTTATCACTTGATATAATTACTGATGGCTCACCTTGAGAAGAAGCGTATTCTGCAAGTACAGCTATTACATCGTCAGCTTCAGCGCCTTTAATATCAATAACAATATAGTTACTGTATTCTACAAGGTCTTTATGTATTTGATTAACACCAGCGCCGAAAGCATCCCAATCTATATCAGACTTAGCTTTAGCTTTAGTTCTGCTTTGTTTATACGCAGGTTGTACTTTTGAGCGCCAGTAAGGTTTAGAATCTATACAAACAACCATACGACCGAAAGTTTTAGTGTACAATTTTTCATACGTTTGTATGTCACCAATCATTGCATTACGTACGTCTTCAATTGGTGGATTGTTTCCCTCATAGTAAAGAGTAATAGGCTTTGCACATGCTACACCAGATAAGTCTAATAACAACATAATAATCGTCTCCTGTATGGCCCAGATTTGAGATATTTTATAAAGTCTGATTAATCATATTAGACTAAATTTTTATCTCAAATCTGTGTCCGTTTCGTTGGTTAAATTGATTGTTTTGATTTAGATTTATTGTCTAATTCAATTAAAAATGCGATATTCGTCATAGCATGCCATAAGTGAGGCATACCAGATTCGCTATCGTGACTTTCACCTTCTTGATAAGCTAATATATGACGTAACAATGCTGCTTCATAACGACTTACATCAGCACAGTTTTTCCAGTTATTTGGCTTATATTTACGTGCACCAAAAGTTAATACTTCAGCTAAAGCTTTAGTTGCAGATGGAGGTATTAAGTCTGGACGTAATTTGTCACCATCAAACTTTATAAACTCTTCAACTACCTCAATGTTAGTTACACCAGTATTTAGAATAATAGTAGCACAGTTAGGACAAGGTGGTTGTGATACGTAAGCTGTAAATGGACCAAGCGATTCGTCTATATCTTTAGATTCAAACTCTTGGCAAGCCATATCTTCAGCATGAATATCAGGTGTGTCTTTATCATCAAAAGAAGCATTACGACCTGCTGCAACAATAGCACCGTTACGGTCAGTAATTACACAACCAACTTTACGTTTATCAACGTTAGACTTAGCTGCTTCAGCGAATACGTATTTAACAATATCACTAGTTGCCATAACGCGCCTCCGCTTGAGCTAGTATTTGTAACAGTTTAGGTTCAGGAGGTACAAAGTATACACCTTTATCACCATCATTAGCTTTAATGTGTGCTTCAGTTTTCTTGATACTTTTTGAATCATTACTATCACATACAACTATTAATGACGCAAGACTTTCATTTGGACTTAAACCCATTGCAGACATTTGCGTCATGCATAATGTAATAACCATTTGAGCTGCAAGAGCTGTAGGATACTCATTATCATTCTCATATTGAGCTATAATTGCTGCAACTAAATAAATAGGCTCAAGAGTATTAGTTGTTAACAGTCTTGCAACTTGAGCGTGAGATTCTTCAGCATTATACTCAAGTGTCTCATCTTCAACATCTATTTTCCAAAGTATACCCATGGCAATGTAAGTTAAGTCACACAATGCATCCAGTTGGTCAACTAAAGAATTAGCATCGAACCATTCTTGTAGCTCTTCTTTAAGAAGGTCTACACTTAGTTCATGGTTATATACACGGTCGTAACGTTTTGAATTCCAGTTTGCTACACGATTAAAAATAAGTCCAAGATTCATTAGGCTTTTAACTCCAAGTTTAGTTTAGAATGGGTAGGAAAGACATTAAGTAGTATATCTTTCGGTTCGAACGTACAAAAATCTTTGCCAGGTTTTGCTGTTAATTTATACTTAGGTGCTATGTGTATTGGCGTATACATAACTCTGTCAATATAATGCTTAGCATCGTTGTAATGCTCTGAGTATATATGACAATCACCAAGCATCATAGTAATCTCACCAGGAATAAGTCTAAATTCATTAGCTATAGATATTAACCATGCTGCTGCAAATACTATGTCTGACGGTAAACCAATCATAGTATCTACTGAACGCTGATACCATATCAAGTCTAAGTACTTACCATCTCTGACGTAAAACTGATAAAGTAAATGACAACAAGGTAAATCTAAGTTGTCTAAGTTAGCTGGTCTCCAGCCATTAATAATCATTCGGCGGTCAGTAGGATTATTAGCTAGTGAATCTTTAAGTCTTTCAATTTGACCGTCAGCATGCCATGCATTACCGTAGTCTACATTAATCGAACCGTCTTCTTTAGCCCAAAGCTTCCAGTAGTTACAACCCCAAGCTTCAAAGTCTGCTAAGCTTTTAGGTTTACGTAGCATCGCTGCTAATTCACCAAACACACCTTTATGATGCATGCGACGACCTTGTAATACTGGAAATGTCATATCGCCATTCATTGGTACTTTTAACATTGCACCGAATATAGATTTAGTTTTACCATTGCGTGTTTCACGTACCTCACCTTGAGTAAGTATTCGTTGAACAAGCTTAGCATAGTTAATTTCAAATTTTTGCATTCTTAGTCTCCGTTGATTTAATATAATTATTATACTATAAAAAAAGCTATTTATTAAATAATAAATAGCTCTTAACTTATAACTTATTGTTATATTACCATTGCTTAATAGGCGCAATAATATACTCAGGATGTTTTCTATCTTCTATAATGAATACTTTATAACCATGAATAGTATAAGTACTTGTTCTATGTTCAAATTGAACTATACTTGATTCTTGCTTAGTATATAGTAACTCATTGAACACATCAACCCTGATATAAATATGAATAGGTGTATCGCTGTTTGATTCACGAACTCTGTATATCTGATTAATTATTTGCTCTTCCATTATGATTCCTTAACTTTTGCTAGCATTTTATAAGGTTCAAGTTGTAAATTCCAGATGTCATCTACATCACTTTCAATGTCACCCCAGTTATATCCAACAGCTACGTCTACTGGCATTGGTAAATCTTTGACTTTAAACAACTTAGACATTTCAAACCAAGCTTCTTGCATACACTCAGCAAGCTTAGTAGCAA